TTTTAATATTCCTATTTGAGAAAAACTAGTATTTGTTGGAAAATCATTAGTTGTTGATGTATCAAATCTTGCGAATACTAAAACTCTATCAGATCCTAACTCTTTGTAAATGTCATGACCATGACCTTTTGATGGTGGAATTATTGGTATTAAATTGGCTTTTACACTTGCACTCTGATTTCCAATCGCTCCAAGGTCAACCATTCCATATGTATATCCCTTTCCTCCAGAGGACACAACTGCATTTGTGACTTTACCATTTACAACATCAACTACGACTTTTCCTCCCTCTCCATCACCTAAGATCGCTACCTCTTGACCTGTACCGTTTGTATATCCGTTACCTTGGTTTTCAATGTATACTTTTTTGATTTGATTGTTATTTACATCAGAATCACCATTATCTCTGACTGCAACTATTTGAGAATCAGTTGAGGTTGACCAATTATTGGATAAAGATATGAAGTCTGTTGAATCAAACTTGATAATATCACTAGGAGATACTGTAAATAAGTATTTCCATTGATAACCATCACCACTAGTTCCAGCTTTAGATGGTTCTAAATCTGTAAATGTAGGTTCATCAAGTGATGCATTACCAGTTGTATTGATACCAGAAGATCCGTTGTCTATACAAATATAAACTTTAAAATCACTGTTCATAACATAGTAGTTTGCATCATATAATCTTGCAGAACCAGTATTTGGAGATCTGTTTTCTAACTTGTAGTCATGACGATACATTTCATACTTAGTTCCTCTTGACCAAGATATTTTTCTCACAAGTCTTCTTACGTTGTCGGATGTTACTTTTTTACCAAATGACATATTATCACCTACAAAATTCATGTAGTCAATATTATCAGTTGGACTTGGTGTATTAGTATTAAAATCTGTCTTTCTACCAAAACCTGATGTAGTTGGATTGGACAGACCAACAAACACATAGTAAGAATTGTTAGAGTCTGTAACGTTATCTACAAAATTACTTGCGTTTAATATTCTAAATTGATCTGTTACAATTGCAGCCATCGAATTGGGTTTTTTTCTATATTTATACGTTAGAGACTATGGTTATTTACTTAATCCACCAGTATCCCTCAAACCAGTCCCCCGTCTCTGTAAAATTGGGAAGGTTGAAAGACCTGTGCTTGCGGTAAATCCAGTTACACCAATGGATATTGGAGAACCTGATCTTGTGAATCCAGAGATTTTACCGAATGATAAAGTTCCACAGGGATTAGTTGCTGAACCTGTTGTTGCAATACCTACAACGCTTGTTGTCGATAATATATTACAGGTTAGTATACCAACATTATTAACTCTTGAGAATGCATCTACTTTGTAAATATTATCCAAGAATGTGTTACCCACACCAACAATTGATAAATTGTGACCATCAATTGATGTAATACCAAAACCAGTAACAGTATCAGAAACTAATACTCTATTATTTGCTGCTAGTGCAGAGATACTTGGATGAGTAACGAAAAACTCAAGTGCAAGAGGATTACCACCAACACCTGTTGCAGTCTGAATACCAGTTATGATACCAGAGAATCCAGTTGCTACACCAGCATTAGTAATATTTTCAAGAGATACACTAGGTAATGCAGTGATTACTTGTGGTGGAACTGAATGAGTATATCCAAGACCAGGATTAGTTATATTTGCTGTCCCTGATAATACACCATTAACTACGCTTAAAGTAGCAGATGCAGTCGTTCCAATACCAACACCGATTGCACTTGGAGCAGATATCTTAACATCAACTGTTGATCCAGTATAACCAGATCCACCACTACCAATAGTGAGTGCACTGATTGTACCTGCTGCAGATACAGTCGCTGTAATCGCTGCTGCAACTGGATCACCTGAAGTATTTACTAACAATGCATCAATACTAATAGGACTTCCTACTTCATAATCAAATAATCTACCATTGTCTATGAATATTTCTGTCCCAGATGTAGATAGATCACTTATAATTCTACCAGTTGGATAAACCAATGGTTCAATGGAGTCTCTTGCTTTTGATACTGCTTCGCCAGCAATATTCTTATCAACTTTTTGTTTTGTCCAACTAATAGGTCTTGATACCGTGCTAATACCTAATCCTGTGTATAGATTGGTTTCAACTTTATCAGAGGTTGTAATATTATAGATTGTTCTTGGGTCTTGTGTTAATGAGCTTGAATCAGTGTCTAACTTTCTAAGTGTCAGTATATCACCTTGTTTAACAGTTTCAACAGTATTAACAGCAACACTATCAACACCACGAGTTCCTCTGTAGAAGAAAATGTCAACTTTGTCGTCTTCACCTGGTGCCTCAGAGAAGGTAAATGATGTACCACCCTCAAATTGATAATGTTCACCAGGTTCTTGTATGACTCCATTTACAAATATTAGCAAGACAGAGTTAAGATCTAAATCTGGGTCATTTGTTTCAAAACTAAGTAATTCCTTGTTAAACTCTAAGGGGAATCTTGTTCTGGAACCATTTTGTAAATTCTTAATGGAATCTACATTATCCAATTCACCAAACTGCCATGAAGCGAATGAATCTGTAAATGTTTCCAAAACAGTTAATTCAAAGTCCTGAACAACAGATCCAAGTCCTCTATCAGTAACTAGACCAACAGGTTTAAATACATCTCCTTTTCTAAATCCATAACCAGGTCTGCTTATTTTAAATGAAGTTACTTCACGTAAAGTTGATCCAATACCCACTGTATTTGCAGGACCGACGTTAACACTTACAAGTAAATTTCTACCAGTCTCAGTTGTCGCACCAACGCCTAATCTTGATACACCTACAACTTCAAGATTTTCATATGATGGTTGTGGTATGTTAATCTGTGGTTGTACATAGCCAGTTCCACCATTTGCTACTGTAAATGTGAGTGTTCCACCCACGCCCACTGTCGCATTTACAACAGCACCAGTTCCTGCTCCACCACCAGCACCAACGTTTATTGTTATTGTGTTTGTTGTAATTGCTGTAATAGTTGTCTGTATACCTACAATTGGATCACCATTTGTAGATGTTGGTGTAGGACCTGAACGTGGATATGGGTGTAAGGTTGCAAAATGATCCTTTGAACATCTAAAGACAATACCACCAGTATCAATACCCACCGTGTCATTTACATTTAAGTTGTGACCTGGAATAGTAATTACAAACTCACCACTAAATGATGTATATACTGCATTAGTCGCTGTATAAGCAGGACCTGCGAATGATCCCTTCCTTATAGATCCAATACCAGCACTCTCAAATCTATGCTCATACGCTACATCTGTAACTCCAATTGCTACTGTTCCCCTATATCCAGATCCATGAGTATCAGCAGTTCCTATTCCAACAGCAGTAATTACGCCATTCTGATTCTTGACTGCAGTGACTGCTGCACCCACTAACGGTGCGAATCCTAATCCATTAGTAGATCCTAATGATACAATTACACCACCTCTAGGTAGTTGATTCTTATTAACATCTTCATCTGATATTATTAAATTATTGCTACTGTCAGTGATACCCGTAAAGGTTACACTTGTGATTCCAGTCGCACCCTCAACAAAACTATAGATATTACCTGCATTATTTGTCGTAGTTGGTGTTTGGAATATATCATTCAAAAACAATACGCCACTTCCAGTTTCAATACCAGTTGTATTTGCACCACCTACTGTGAGTGTATATGTAGCACCTATACCTGTGAAATCTCTACTAATATTATCAAATACCTTATTGGTGCCATAATCCTGTCTTAAATAAACTCTTCCACCAAATGATGACCTTGCTTCTGGTATTAAGGTTTGACTATCTAAAGTTCTACTGCTATTTCCTAAAGGTGGTTCTGTAAAGTGTATTTTCTTTCCAACAAAATTATATGATCCTAAGTGAATTCTAGCGGTTGCTCCATCATTATGAGAAGCAGCGGACGTTCCAACAACGCCTCTATCTACTTTAACAAGATTAAATGCACCTGATCCTATGATTGGACCTGATGCAGTTACTCCCAAACCAACTAAGTTTACTTTCATAAACTCATCATCAATCTTCAATAGATCACCAGCAGCAATAGTTCCTATCCCTGATAATGAAAATACAGTATCAGTAGGACTAATAGATCCATAGTTATCAAGAAGAGTATATGATAATTTTGTAAATGCAATAGGACTTTGTGCAACACCATCTACGGATATAATCGCTTTAGATAATTTTTTATCCATGGTAAGTGTATGTGCGTTTCCAGTTCCCACAGATGAAAAATTAATCGCATTTCCAGCAAGTGCATTATTTCTTGATGTTGCTAATCTAAATTCTGAAGATCCATCCTTGATAGCATACAATGTTGTAGGAATATTACTTCCTCCTGTCTGTATACTAGTTGCAGTAACACCTGAGAAAGAAGATCCAAATGCATAAGTTAGTTTTTCACCAGTATTAAAGAAATGATCTGGTACATTGAATGTATTAGTTGATACGTCTAACGCTATTGATGGATCGAAAGTTTTCTGGAATATCGGAACACCCTCATGCTTAACCTCAAAATCAGTTCTATTGACTCTATTACCATTTCGAGCATTATATGCTGATAGAAGTAACTCCTCACTAACAGATCCATATGTTAAAGCATCAGGAATATTAGAAATATCACTAGCAGTTTGTAATATTTCACTATAAGTTTGAACCGTTACGTTTGAAACACCAGCATCAGGGAAAAACTTTACATTTAAATTTGATCCACTATATTCTGATCCAAATGTTCCAATCCCTGCTGTATTACCAGTCCCTACAGGCAAGAATGGATATTGAGTTATATAAGATTCTGAGGGATCGTTAACTATGAGGAATTGATGAAGTGCTGAACTATTACCATACCCAACCTTTGCTACTGACTTTATAGTTGTAACATCGGATTTAAGAACGCTAAAGACATTGCCTGTAGATGCAATGCTAACAAAGTTTGTTTGTAGTCTAGCTGAATTGACTGAGGTATCTGGTTGTCCAAATGCTTTAAATATATGAGTCCCAATACCAGATGCGGTTGTTCCAAATCCAACAATTTTTGTTCTTATTGTTACATCATTTGGATCTGTATTTTCATAATCAAGAGATAATACTCCTGAATTTATACTTGAAGTAAATGTTCCAATAAATCTATCTGACAGATTATCAGTAGAATCATTATCAAAATAAAATTCTGATGTAAAAGTATCAGTTCCATCGTGATCTACAAAAATTTCCGCATAGGTTCTTTCATTTGTTACCTCATTCAACATTTCAGCATTTATGAATAAGGACTCAGTTTTTCCAACCTCTCTGTATAATAAATTTGATGTCGTTGAGGCATTAAGTTTCTGATTTGATGAAATAAGATCAACAAATCCAATTGTAATTGATGTAGATCCAATACCTGATGATGTAAATTTATTTTTTAAAATCTTAATATCATAGTCTGTATCAAATTTTTCAAATGGTGTAAATCTCAAACTTAACGTTCCATCAGTTAAATCACCTTCAATATTAGCGATTTGTCTGTCAGATCTATTGTCTAATGATCCTTTTTCAAATGTAATGATATCACCACTTGGAGATGGAAGAGTGATAATTTCTGTTGATTGTCTTTCAGTACCCGCAGGATCAATAACTTGAACGAGGAATCTTGTTAATCCATCGAGTAAACTATAATCATGTGTATCAACAAACAAGTCTGAAGCACCACCAGAATTTGAAAACTGTAAACTAAAATCGTCTATAGATAACACTCTGTTACTGATGCAATTAATGAAGTCAGATAATTTTTTATTATTAAATTTAATAAATTTAGATTTTGTTGGATTAATATCATCAGGTAAGGTATCAATATCAATTCCTAGATCAAAGAAATTTAGTGTGTCTACTCTCTGATCTGTAATGATGTCCAATGTTGCAGAGCTTGTTGACTGTAAAGTTGAACCAATTCCAACTCTGGAGACTCTAGATTCAGAAGTAATTCCTGTATCAGCAAAATTTTTCAAACCTGTTGGATGCAATAGTCCATTTACAGTGGATGAAATTGTTTCGTATGTTTGACTACTCTTAATTGAATATGATAAATTTTGATAATAATCATTATCTGGTAACACCTGATAATCTAGATTTAATTTTCCAGTATCATTTGACCATCCTGTGTCTTTTCTTAATGAATAATCTACTTTAAATGTTGCTCTATTTTCTTTTATGATCTTGATTGTTGCGATTGTTCCTGAATTTTGACCTAATATTTCTTCCCCTATACTTAACTCATATGTTCCAAAAACTTTTATTGTGTCATTTAAATTTTCAGTGATTACTAAATCTCTCTCCACAAATTCACCCGATTCTTTAGTAAATATTTTTTCACCTCCTATAAATGCTCTCGCACTTTGACTAACCCTAAATGAGGGATAATTTGTTTTTTTAATAATAGAAGCAAAAGAATTTTGAGATGTAACTGCAATACCTGGATTTGATGTAACAAATTTTGATGCATCAAAAACTAATTTTGCAGGATTTGTATTAGAGTAAGCGATAACATTATAGAAATTATACTTATTATCAGCAGAATTAAATCCATCTCCTTGATTTAATATGTTTGTTATACCCTCAACAAATATTTCATCACCCACTGCAAAAGGATCTGTGCTAAATCCTATGATCGGTGTTGCTAAGAAACAGGTAACGATTCCAGTTGTATTTGTGAAACAACTATTAATTCCAACTCCATTATCATTATTTTCAGCAAAAACTAGATTTGTAATTTCATTCAATCCAACTGGTGTCTCAAGTATTTCAATATTACTAATAGCAGACCCTTGTATTTTTGCTTTTAAAAGACCAGAATCATATTTTAAACCAGTTGTTGGGTTAACTAAAGATAAATCTGGAGGTGATGAGTACCCTTTTCCCCCATCAAGGATTTCTATACCTGTAATTTCATTACGATCAACAACCGTTAGATTTGGTGATATGTAAACCTCTGGATTTAAGGTTTTATCAGCAGAGAAGTCAAAACCTTGATCATTAATAGTAAACTCTCGTATCTTACCCACAGATTCTGACTGTGGGATGATATCTGCATTTATTCCATTTGTTGATGCTATACTTACAAATTCTGGCAGTCTCTTATAATTAGCACCACCAAATGTTAATTTTAATGATGCTACTCCACCCTCTGCTGCATAAGATTTTGTTGTGTATTTCATTTCTGAGGTGCTTTCGATATATGAAAGCTGCTCTGGAGACCGTCTTACAGAAATTTCAAAAGTAGTGTTACCTACTCCAGAGATAGTGTACTCTCCATTATAAGCACTATCCTCATAAATTATTTCCGAATAATTACTTACATCTTTATCTGCAGTGCTGATATAACCAGACTTTTCTAGAGAATAATATAATTTTGTAGGTAAACTATTATCATAATACAGTGTAGTGCTGCTACCTGCACTAACCACACTAAAACCTGTTGATGACCCAATAGAAACAAGTTCGTTATTAAAATCATCATCATAAAATATTTTCAGACTATATCCACTGAGAGAAGCATCTCCTGTATTGAAAACTAAATTATTGTTGTTTATAACAGGTAATATTGGATTTATCTTACTTATTTCATGAGATCCACCCTGAGATCCAAGATTTACAAGTAAAGGTGGTTCTTTCAAACTATCCTTTCTTGTTAATGAAAGATTAAATTTATTATCATCTACTCTATGTACAAAGTAAGATCCTGTTCCTAAACCACTTATAAAATTAGATGAGTCGTAAAATACTTTTTCACCTGTTTTAAATCCATGAGATGATAATTCAAATTCATTTTTTGTAAGATTTACCGCTGTAGTTCCAAATGAAATTGGATTTACGAGTATTTTATCGTATTGAGAATTATATTTTAATAATATTGATTCAGATGTGCCTAAACCCAACGATTGTTTTGGTTTTACTGTAAGAGATATTAAATCACCATTTTCCAAACCATGATCTGTAGAGATGGAAACTGTGGATTTAATTTTTTCAATCCTAGCAGTTTCTTGACTAAAGTTTGATTCTATTGAGTATTTAAAATCAGTATCATTATTATTAGAATTAAATGACCTAAAGAATAATCCATCAGTAGTAGTGGTAAGTCCTACTTCAGTGGTTAAACCTATTAAATTTTCAGATTTATTAATTACATAAAGTGTTTGTG